GGAGGTGCAAGACCAGCGGGGTGAGGTGGTCGAGCGGCGTGTCTCCGACTGGGAGAAGAGCATCGCCAACGTCGAGACTGGCCGGAACGTAGTGCATCAGTTTGAGGTTGAGCACCAGGGCGAGACCCGTGTTGTGAGCGCCGAATCAGCCCTGAAGCTGATGGGCTACACCGACCCGCTCGATCGCAAGCAGTTCAAGGGCCTGCAAAGCACAGCCCGCACGGTCGCCCGGCTGCGCATGGCCCAGCACCAGCTCGATCAGTTGGAGCAGAAGTGGCAGAACGACTGGGGCGAGGTGGAGCTAGAGCCCCGGCCGGAGGTCAGCATCGGCGAGTGGCGAACAGAGGACTGGGGCCGCAGGCGCGAATGGCGAATGGGCGACGCCACCGCCGACCAGATCGAGAACAACCTCGGCGCGACCAGCGAGCAGGACATGTACGCCCAGCTCAACGTCCAGTGGAAAGCAGAGCGGATGCGCGAAAAGGGCTGGAGCTACACGGGCCAGAGGAAAACCTCCATGGCCAACAAGATCCGGTACGAGCGCGGCGACTTGGCCAAGCGGCTGCAGCGGGCAGAGGCCAAGCTGCAGCAGGCCAGCCGCACTGATGGCCTCAGTTCACTCCTGGGCGCCTGCCTCACCAGGCTCGACTCCCTCTCCAGGCTCGTCAGATCCAGCGCGAGTGATTTTCACGCCCGACGCCTTCATGCGGCTCCAGAAGTCGCCCCTGGTGTCTCGGGTGAGGTGGATGTTGAGCCGGTAGAGCACAGGCCGATGCAGCGCAAAACGGTGATGGATCGACTTGATGCGTGTGAAGCCCGGCTGGATGCCGTCAAGCGCAAGTGCTCCACCGGCTACGGCTGCGGCCGTGCCTGTATCTCGGTGCAGAAGGAGTGCCGCAAGGAAGCCCGCTCCACGGCGAGCAAGGAACGCATCAGCCGCCTGGAGCAGCTGGCCCGCGGCGAAATCAAGCCCAGGGGCATCGATGTACTCAAGCCGGCAGATGCCAAGGCCAAGGCCAAGGCCCTGCGAGCGGAGGCCGCCGAACAGCGTGCAGTGACCAAGGCGGAGCGCGAGCGTCGCAAGGCCGAGGCGGCGAAGACCGGCCGCAAGCCATCGGTGGAGGTCAAGCTGCGCCGCGCCAAGCCAGGCGGCGAATACGGGCCAGACGGGCACTGGTATCCCGGCGGCTCTTGGATGAGTGAGGGCGAATACGTCGGGGCCAAACCGGCGCAAGCGCAGGGCGCCGGCCAGGGCGCGGCCGCCGGATCCGGCACCAGCGGCGAAGACAGAACACCGCGGGTGGTGCGGCCAAAGGAAAAGCCAGCGCGAGTGCAACCGACCGAACCGAAGGGTGAGGGCCTGCCCAGGCCAAAGGGTCTCAAGAAGACTGCAGAGAAAAACGATCAGGAGTTTTTCAACGACCGGGGATACATCAGCGAGGGGCTGCGTTACGGGGACGGATCCCTGGACGGATCCCTGTTCCAGGCGGCCGTTGCCCAGCGGATGACAGCAGAAGAGCTGAACTGGGCCACTGACCAGATCGTGCGAATGACCGGTGTTGACCGGTCGGAGATCACTTACGGGCTTGAAACGGACATCCGTGTTTACGGCAGCGACAAGGATGTGTTGGATTACAAGCGCAGCATGGCCCGCAACCAGCTCAGCGGCGTGGACGACGAACGACTGAAGGCCGCCATCATTTTCATGGAGGCCAGCCGTTACCTAGGCTCCAGCAGCCCAGCGCAGCAACGGCTGAAGGCACGGCGGGGGGCGGCGGAGGACGAAGAAGGACGCAGACCACCGGAGCGCAGGCCACGCGAGCAAGGCGGTGGCGGCAGAGACCCTGGCTACGGAGACTGGATCTGGGGCCTCAACAACGTGTTCCGGGCCGTGCGGATCCGGCGTGAGCAAGGTGAGCGATGAGAGCCAAGGGCCCACAGATGAGCCACCGGCTCGATCACGTCTGTGAGCGGATCGCCCGGCTCGATGCTCGAGTCCGGCAGGCACCCGGCCAGCTCTCGCTGGATCTATCGGGCCGCGGCAAAGGTCAGCCCTGCGGCCAGGGCTGGATCTCTAAAGACAAGACCTGTCAGAAGGGCAAGGGTGCCGCGAAGAGAAAGGCCGCGGCGAAGGCCAAGCCAACCGCAAACGCCAGCCTGCCTTCAGCGGAGCAGACAACGCTGGGCAGCGACGACAAAGGGCAGCTCTTGGTGAATGGCAAACCACCGCGAAAGGCCCTGGGCGGCGGCGCTTTCGGTGACACCTATGTGGCGGACACCGCAGATGGACCGATCGTGATCAAGGTCGACCGACTGAGCAATGGGGATCCGCTGGAAATGGATCCACGAGTCGACCGCAAGACGCAGCGGCGAAACATGGTTGAGCGCGAGCGCTCCAACATGCAGAAGGCATTTGCTTTGGGCGTGGGTCCAGAGCCTGTGGGAGAGGTGACGGAGCTGCTAGGCGGGCGGCTGGCGTTCGCTTATCGGATGCAGCCAGGCACACCAATGGCCAAGGACCACCGCGCCATTGAGGCAACGCCGGAGGCTCAGGCGATCATGGCCAAACCTGGCTCCGTAGGCCGCTATGCCAAGGGCGTTGCCCGGCTGGCCCGCGTGATGGCTGATGCGGGCCTGGATCATGGAGACCTGCACGGAGGCAACATCCTGATCGGCCCTGACGGCACACCGTCGCTGATCGACTGGGGCATGGCCAGGCAGGTCAAGAACACGCTGCCCCATGAGATCGCCAAGCAAGAGGCCGCCACGCTCTTTGTGATGGGCGGCACGATGATCAACACCAATGCCGAAGTGGGACGTGTAGGGAGGAGGCCTAAACCGTCGATCGTCAAGTTCATCAACGCGGTGCAGGCTGATGCTTGGAATGCAGAGCGGGCCTACAAAAAGGTGATCGAGAACTTCGATGACGCCTGGCGAGAGGCCAACGGTGACGAAAAAGTGCCGAATGCGCTGCAGCGGATCACCGAGGCCAATGCCCTAGTGAAAGCAGGCATGGAGTTTGATGAGGCCGAACGAAAGGTGGGATTGCTGCCGCCGCTGCCGAACAGCGTTCGGCGGGAAGCCGAGAGGGCACGCGACCGGGTATTTGGCCCTGATCACCTGCGTAGGTTCCGCCGGACGATCGACCGCCACTACGCTGCATGGGAAAAGGCGGACTAGCCATGGCGGTGCCAGCACACATCAAGGCCTGGAGCGCCAGCGTGAAAGCCAGGGAGCGGGGCGACCTGGATGAGGCCGAGCGTCAGCACCGCTTGTGGCAGCAGCTGCTGACCCAGCAAGGCCGAGATGATGCCGCGGACAAGAAACAACAAGAGGGTCCAATCGACTGGGATCTGGTCAATCGGGAGGCGGCCATCGGCGTCGAGCTCAACCGCAAGGCCATGACCCTGTGGAAGAAACAGCAGGACAATCAGAGGTCCAGCAACAAGTCGGACGAGCAGTTCAACAGCTGACAGAGGGCCCGCAGCCGGCCGGCATTGGGGATCGTGCGACCGCACTCCACATCGCAGACCCACTGCCGACTGACGCTGATCTGCTCGGCAACTTCACCTTGAGTGAGCCCGCGATGTTTGCGCAGGGTGCGCAGTCTTCCGCCCAGAACAGCGCGAACGTAACGGTCAGGTTGCGCCACAAACACGACCCTGGCTCCCCAATGACGGACTGACCGGCGCAGATGCCGGAACCGACGACATTCTAGAGAATATGCACGCAGTAGTTGTCACTCTTGACCAAGAGTTCGACTGCCCGTGGGTCAAGCAATCCGCTATGACCGTGCCGCGATAGATCCCAACTGGGAGGAAACTCCCGAGGGGTATCTACGCATCAAGGCCACGTTTGCACGCACCGGCCTGCAGCGTTATCGCCGCCAGGACGGAAGCGAAGCAGTCGAATACAGGCCAGAGGAGGAAGTCTCCAAAAAGGACAGCCTCTTGTCTCTGGCCAATCTGCCGGTCACGCTTGAGCATCCGCCCGAGCTGTTGACTCCTGAAACCTGCAGGGAGTACCAGCGTGGCCACACCGGATCCAACGTCGAGTACCGCACTCCGTTTGCCTACGGAGTGGTGACCATCACTGATGCCGACGCCATCAAGGCGATCAAAAGCGGTGATGCGCGAGAGGTCTCGGTCGGCTATCGCGTGAAGTTCGACGCGACTCCAGGCGTTACGCCTGACGGTCAGCGATACGACGGAGTTCAACGCGAAATCAGCGGCAACCACGTTGCTGTCGTGCGCAAGGGGCGGGCGGGCCCCGAGGTGCGGCTGCACATGGATGCTGCGTACGCGATCGACCCTGTCGATCCGTCAGAAGTCACACCCCAACCAACGACAACGGAGGAATCCATGACAGCAGTGGCGGCGCTCAGCAGAGCCACCGAGTCCCTGGCTGATGCCCTGTCTGCTCAAATCCGCGTAGACGCAGAAGGCAAAGCGATGGAGATGCGGAAAGGCAGCGCAGAAGAGGAGATGGAGGAAGAGGAGATGGAGGAAGATTGGGAAATAGAGGATTATGAAGATGAGGAAGAAATGGACGGCGGCGGCGTGGCCAATCTTGGCCACTACAGGGTACCCAAGAAAGACGGCATGGTGTCCAAAGCCATGTACGACAAGGCCTGTGCTGAGCGCGACGACGCCATCGCAGCGCATGAGCGCGATCTGGGCCGCCTGGATGCACTGATCGAGCGCCTAGACAGCCTGGAAGCTGATGTCGACGAACGACTCGATAGCGGATACGACATCAACGAGCTGGTAACAGCCAGGGTCGAGCTGCTGGATCGGGCAACCGCAATCCTCGGTGAGCGGCCGACGTTCGACGGTCTCTCGGACAGAGAAATCATGTTCGACACGCTGGTGGAAGCCGGTGTCGACCCGGATCGTCTGGAAGACAAGAGCGATGACTACATCGCTGCAACCTTCGATGCGCTGGCTCTATCCGGCAGCGGCCGGAATGACAGCGACCCGCTGGTCACTGCGCTGAGCCACGCCAACAGCTCCTATGGCGGCCAAGACGCTGCCAGAAAGCGAATGATGGAGGCCCAGCGAAATGCTTGGCGTGAACCCCTGACCCACAAAAAAGGAGCCTGATCAATGGCAATCACTTTTACGCCAACCACTATCACCTCTGGCGAAGGTGCCCAGTTTGACTACAAGCTGGAGCAGGACCGCGGCGTGCCTGGCCAGATCGCTGATCTGACCAGCACCCGGATCATCACCGGCAACAACGAAACAGGTTCATTGATTGCCTACGGGGTGCCCGTGGCAGCCAATGGCTCTGGCGTGCTGCCCAATAGCTGCAAGCTGGCGACCGCCGCAGGCGAGATCCTCGGGATCACCGTTCGCACTTCGGTCAACGAGAAAAAGGGCATCCCCGCTCCTGGCACTGCCCCTTCCTACCAAGAGGGCATTCCCGATCTCAAGAGCGTCAACGTCTTGACCCAGGGAACCATCTACCTGGAGGTAATGGAGGCCGTTGCCCCTGGCGACACACTGCGGTTCCACAAGAGCGGCGCCAATGCAGGCAAATGGGGCAAAACGGCCTCTGCCGGCAACACCCTGGCGCTGGCGGCTGGTGGCTGGGTGATCCGCAAGTCCGGCAGCACATCAAAGGTGCTGGCACTGGAGATCAACTCCCCGGCGCAACTTTCGTTCACCGCTGACAACTGAGGCTCCACGACATGACCTATCGACTTGACAACGCATCTCCTGGAGCATTCCTGGAGCGCGAACTTGAGTACCTTCTGCCAAAGGTACTGGAAACTAAATACCCAGAGGTTCCCTACGCCAAGCTGATTCCTGTCAGCGAAGAAGTGCCCGAGGGCGCCGAGACTTACAAGTACGAGATCTTCGATCACGTCGGTGAGTTCGGCCTGCTGGCCGATTACGCCGATGATCTGCCAACCAGCGACGTGCTGCGCGGCGAGATCATCAACACGATCCGCGGTTTCGGCGGCAGCTTCAAGTACACCACCGAAGAACTGCGCAAGGCGCAGTTTGCCGGCGTGTCCCTGGAGCAGCGCCGGGTTGAATCCGTGCGCAAGGCTTATGAACAGCTGGCCAACAGGCTCGCGTTGTTTGGCCAGGCCGGCACCGGCATGAAGGGCATGTTCAACCACCCTGTTGTCGACAAGGTGGTTGCCACCGGTGATTCCAACGACGGCTGGTTTGACGCCGCATCGGCCACCCCTGATCTGATGCTGGAGATCCTGAACGCAGGCATCACCTACCAGATCAACACCACCCGGCAGGTGGAGCAGCCGGACACGATGCTGGTGCCTTACAGCGTCTACCGCAAGATCAGCACCACTCCTCGGAGCACGGTGGCTGATACGACGGTGCTGGAGTATTTCCTCCGCACCAACAGCTACATCCAGGATGTGATGCCGATCAATGAGCTTGATCCGGCCAACAGTGGTGGTGCGCTGAGCAAAGAGCGGATCGTGATTTACAAGCGGAGCCCTGAGAAGCTCCAGTTCCACGTCGCGATGCCCCTGAAGTTCCATGCTCCGCAGCAGCGGAACCTGGCCTTCATGGTGCCTGCCGAGGCGAAGTTCGCTGGCGTCGCTCTCTACTACCCCAAATCCGTCACCTACGTCGACAAGGCCTGAAGATGACTCTCTGCATTGCCTACACCCCTGAGCTTTCAGATCCGCTCACGCTCGCCAATGTTGATGGCGGATCGTTTGTCGTCAGCCTGTTCAAGGAAGACAAGCAGCTGGTGCTCAACCCAGGAAACAACGTCGTCGATCCCGACCTGTGGATGCGTGTGAAAACGCTGCCGGCAGTGAAGGAGCTGATTGACATGCGAATGGTGGAGGAGATCGACGCCGCAGGCGAAAAGGTCTCCGAAACACCAGCCGCCGGCGTCATCTCAATCGCCAAGGTGGAGAAGCAGGCGGCCTTGAAGCTGATCCATCACTCGCGTGATGCAAAGCAGCTCAAGAGCTGGCACGACGAAGACGAGCGGATCGAGATCCGCAATGCGGCCGTGCGCCGGATCGCTGCGCTCAACAAGGGGGCCGGCTGATGACGGTGCCGACCCTGGCGGACTTTCTCGGCAGGTTCCCGGACCTGGCCATTCACTCCGAGGACGTGATCAATCCGGCCCTGCAGCTTGCGGGGCGGCAATGCAGTGAAGCCATCTGGGGTGATCTGCATGGCGATGGCGTGGCCTACTACGCCGCGCATCTGGTGGCGATCCGCGTCCGCCAGGTGGGCGCCTCTATCGGCCAGGCCACAGCTGATCCGTCCGGCGACGGTGTGCGCAGCACCTTCTACGGACAGCAATACGAGGCCCTGCGCCTCACCCTTCCGCTTACCGGCTTCGTGGTCTGATGACGCCCCTCCCCCTCGCTGCCTACGGACCCTGGGGGAACGCTCAGCTTTCCTTCACGGTGAGCGGCCCATCGATCAGCACGGATCCCGCGACTGGTAATCCGGTGGCCGCCACAGCGCAGCTGGACTACCTCGCTGCGCTGACCATCTCCAGCCCCAACTGGCAGAAGCAGGAGGGGGTCGACATGACCACCTACCGCTGCAGCGGACGCCTGCTGTACCCGCCCACTCTGGATCCACGCATCACCAACGGCTCTCAGGCCGCGGCGGTGATCAACGGCTACACCGGCCGCTTTGAGCTGGTCTTCGGTCTTGAGATGGACGAAGCAGCCAGCCCCGTCATCCGCCAGGCGATTAGCGGGGCCTTCCGCGTGATCGGCGGCAAGCAGCTGTAGGAGGACGATCGCCATGCCACTGGATCTGCGCATCGACGACGCCCTGAACGAGGCCTGGGATGACTTCTCGGCCTACCTCGGCCGGCGCTTCACTCAGGAGATCACGGAGGAGAAGTGGGACTGGCCCCGCGACCCCTCGCCCCGCGACATCGTCGACACCGGCAACCTGCGCCGGAGCCTGCGCATCACGCGCGGCATCAGCGAACCCCTGGAGACGTTCTTCGACTGGACAGCGCCCTACGCGAGCGTTGTGCATGACGGGGCCGTCTTCAAAGCCACCGATGCCGAGGGCAATCCGCGATCCATGCCGGCACGCCCCTGGACACGGCCGGTCCTCTACGACCGCCAACGCCTGCAGGCCTATTTCAGGGCCCGGTTCGCTCTGGCGATGCGCAGAAGGAGCGAAGCATGAGCGACACCGTGGTGATGGGCAGCTCGCTCCCCCAGGTTCGGCAGACCCTGCTGGACCTGTTCGGCAGCCAGCTGGGGACCTACACCCTCCCCAATGGCTCCACCACCCCGGCCATTTATGTGGTCGGGCCGCGGCAGGTCAGGCCTGACTGGCGGGTGAGCGGCATCGAGTGTGTGCTGCTCAACCCACCACTGCTGCAGGACCTCGGTGGGGTGGGAGCCCTCAAGGCCAATCGCGTCTGGACGCTGCAGTTCCGCTGTTACGACACCAGTAAAGACCTTGGCGGAATCCAACTCCTTGCCTACCGGGCATGGCCGTGGGCCACTCCACGGTCGGTGCCGCAAACAGACGACACCTACGAACAGCTCACCTACGAGCTCTTCGATCCCGTTCTGATTCAACCCCTCTAGGAGGTTCTTGACCATGGCTGATTTTGCGATCGGCGCTGCCTTCCACAAGGCGCACCGCACTCTCGTTCGAGCTGTTCCGCTGAGCGCTCCAAAGCGCCTGTTTGCGACCCGCTCGGCGGCGGGCTTCATCACCCTGCCCAGCCTGCCTACCGGGCAGGGTTACATTGAGATGCAGGGCATCACCCAGGCCAGCTTCCAGGTCGACGACAACGACCAGCAGTTCCGCCTGATAGGTGACGACGGCTGGAGTGACTCGGTAACCACCGGCAGCTCCGTGCGCAGCTCGATGACCAGCTACTTCATCAAGGACATCGAGGAAGGGCCGAGCGGCCCCGTGTTCCGTGGTGACTACGCCGAGGACTTTGCGCTGATCGAGCGCTCGAGATCTGACAAGGAGTTCGAGATCTATTTTGAGCTGCTCAAGGAGATGGGTCGCCTGGAGGGCGGCAGCGGCGACTACATCTACGACTACGCCGGCTTCAACGGCGCGATCCGCAATTACAACGATGGCGGTGCCGCCGAAGGCCTCACCGAGATCAGCTTCGAGGTGATGAGCCGCGGCCGCCCGGTTTTCGGCCGTTACAACGCCGGTGGCGTACCGCTGAGCATCGGTCAGATCCAGTCCAGGCTGCTGTTCCTGGTTGCCGGCACCCGCCAGGCTGCTGTCAGCCCCGTCGACAACGCCGATGGCCATGCCGTGGGCGCCAACATCACGGTGACCTACACCAGCGATGGCACCGCCGCCCTGACCCAACTCGCTCTGGGCCAGTCCGATGGATCGGGCTTCCGCCTCGAGGCTGCATCGAGCGGTCAGGCGGTTCCCGCCGTGGTTTCCCTGGCAGGCAATGTGGTCACACTCAACCCCGCGGCCGACCTGGGCGCCGGCACCATCTACCGGCTGGTGGTGGCCGACGGAGCGATCACGCAGGCTGTCGATGCCAATGGGACCCCTGCGGCAAGCGGTGTCAAGCGTCCCATCCAGGGCCTGACCAGCACCTTCAAGACCGCCTGAGCCTGATTTGTGAGTCAGTACAGCCATGGGCCCTGGCACAGTCAGGGCCCTTCCTCACAGTTCTTTCCCCTGCTGCGTGACTTCAGCGACCGCATCTTCCTGATTCACGCGCATCGCAGGGACGGCCAGGTCACAGCAGCACTGCTTGTTGTTGATGGCTGCGCAGACGACGATTGGATCACTGTTTCTGATGAGCCACTACTGGAAGGCGAGC